CCGGCCGTTTGACCGCGATCGCGATCGCAAGGCGAAGGTTGGCCTGGAAAAGGCAAAGGAACCCGAAGGCAAATGATTCCCTGCATCATCCCTGCCCGCGGTGGCAGTAAGGAGATACCGCGAAAGAATCTGCTGCCGCTGCGTGGCAAGCCACTGATTGTCTGGTCGATCGAGCAGGCGCTGCAGGTGCCCGAGATCGATTATGTATCGGTGGCGACGGATGATCCGGAGATCGGGCGAGTCGCGACAGAACACGGAGCCTTCTTCTTCAGGCGTTCCGCCGAATCGGCGACCGACGATGCACCCAGCGAGATTGTACTTCGGGAGTGGCTTAATTGCATCAAGGAAGAACCTGAGATGGTTGTCTTTCTGCAAGCGACGAGCCCCATACGCCAACCCCAGGATATCAGCGAGGCTATCGCTCGTGTGCGCGCTGGTGCTGATTCTTCATTTTCAACCCGGCACATTGAGGGATACATCTGGCGGACGAATCACGAAGGCGTCGGATGCATAACAGGCCCCCGGCGTCCGCGGCAGGAATATGAATGCGAGCATCTCGAAGAAACCGGCTCTTTCTATGTCTTCCGTCCCGAAACGCTGAAGCTCTTCGGGAGGATAGGCCCGAATGCAAGGCCGGTTCCGCAGCATCCGCTTGATGGCTACCAGCTCGATACGCCGGCTGACATTCCATTGCTTGAAACCTTGATTGATGTGAGGCTCGGCAATGGGAAGCCATGATTACTGGCAAGAGCGAAAGATCGAGCCGGACGCTCGACACGACTATTGGTTGCCAGCTGTCACAGATCCGGACGGCAAGATTCGCAACCGGCTTGATGATCCAAACGAGGAACAGCAATACGTCGAGGATCTCCACGACGAGATCGCCTTTGCCGATAGCTACGTCACCGGCGCTATCCTCGATGTTGGCTGTGGTCCCGGTTGGTTGTTATCAGCGCTCAAGGGCAAATGGATCAAATACGGGATCGAGCCGTCAATTGCGGCGAGAGAGAACGCTCGCAAGCGCGGTATCGTGATCCGTGATGCAATCCAATACTTCGCGAGCGAATCAGTTGACTTTGCGATCTGCTACCACGTCATCGAGCATTTGCCGAATCCGTTTCACGTGGTCGTTGATATCTACCGCGTGCTGCGAAAGGGTGGCGGCTTTCTCCTTGGTACTCCCGATTTCGGCTGTCCATGCGCGAAGCGATTCGGCCCCAATTATCGCATGCTTCACGATCCGACACATCGCTCGCTATTCACGTTGGAGTCAGCGACCCGCATGGTGCGAGATGCCGGTTTTCAGGTTTTGGATACAACCTTTCCTTTCCCCGCGCGCTATGCCACGGCGGAGACATTCTGTCGATGGAACGACACGGCTCGGACGTCTCCGCCGTGGCCGGGGAACTGGTTCACGCTCTACTGCTGCAAGCCATGACAAAGACCTATTACCACGACCCCGACCAGATACGGCGCGCATGCGCCAGGGTGAAGGGTCTGCCGATTGGCGATGCGGCCGAGGTCGGAGTCTATCGCGGCGAGGGGGCGAAGTGCATTGCTGAGGCGCTGCCCGGAGTGACAGTGCATTTGTTCGACACGTTTTGCGGAATGCCAGCTCTCATCCAACATGGAGACTGGCACAAGGTTGGTGACTTCAAGGATACGTCAGTGCCCCGCGTGGTGGAGGCGCTCAACGGGTATCCGATTGTAGTCCATCAGGGACTGTTCCCGGAGACGGCTGTTGCGGTTCCGTTGCGATTCGTCCACGTCGATTGCGACCTGTACAGGTCAACGATGGATGCCATGGTATGGGCATGGAACAACCTGGTGCCTGGAGGAATTATCCTCTGCGACGATTACAACTGCGCGTCATGCCCAAATGCCAAACGTGCAATCAATGAGTGGATGGTAAAGGTTGGTGCGGAGGGGGAGTTTGAGAATCGTTTCGCTCGGTTCATGAAACCCGGAGGTGTGACATGAAAGTTCAGATTGGCGATCGTTGGGTAGGTGATGGCGCGCCCTGTTACGTGGTGGCGGAAATCGGGATCAATCACAACGGCTCGCTGGAGATCGCCTCAAAGTTGATTCACGAGGCAGCGGCAGCCGGATGCCAGGCCGTGAAGTTTCAGAAGCGCACCGTCGATCTAGTCTACACCGCTGAAGAGTTGGCCCGGCCGCGGGAGTCGGTATTCGGCAAGACGAATGGCGACCTGAAGCGCGGGCTCGAATTCGGGAAGCGTGAGTACGATGCCATCGACGTGATCTGTCGGGAATGCGGTATCGTCTGGTTTGCCTCGGCCTGGGATATTCCGAGCGTCGAGTTTCTGGAGCAGTACGACGTGCCATGTCACAAGGTTGCGTCGGCGTGCCTGACAGACCTTCCGTTGATTGAGCGCATGGATCTGACTCACAAGCCGCTGATTTTGTCCACGGGGATGTCGACTCTTGGTGAGATTACTTTGGCGCTTAGTGCGATGCGGAAATCTTGGAATTCAATTCTATTGCATTGCTGCTCAGGGTATCCGTCTAAAGATTCAGATCTCAATTTGCGTTGCATTCCATCGCTCTATCGAGAGTACCAAGGGCTGATTGGCTACAGCGGTCACGAGATCGGCCTCGCCACGACGCTTGCCGCCGTCGCGATGGGTGCCTGCATGGTCGAACGCCACTTCACGCTTGATCGCTCGATGTGGGGCAGCGATCAGTCCGCGAGCATCGAGCCGCATGCCATGGCCCGGCTCGTGCGCGACATCCGCGCTATCGAGTCGGCGATGGGCGACGGGGTCAAGCGCGTGCTGCCCTGTGAGGAAGCAGCCAGAGCGAAGCTGAGGAGGGTGCAGCATGTCTGATTACGCCAGCGTCGCCGCAACGACCACTCCGATCACGCTGACCGAAGCAAAGACTCATCTGAACGTCAGTTCGACGAATGATGACGGCTACATTACTTCGCTGATCGCGGCAGCTACGGCCATGCTGGAAAACCGGACCAGCCGCTGTTTCATCACGCAGACGCGCGTGTGCAAATTCGACGACATCACGGACGGTAGATACATCCACGACAACGTGCTGTACCTTCCACGGTCGCCGCTGAAATCTGTGACGAGCGTCAAGTACGTCGACTCCGCCGGCACGACGCAGACGATGCCATCAAGCGATTATGTTGCCATGACTGGGGATCAGCCAGGACGAATCTCGCTCGCGTACAACGCGAGCTGGCCGACCTATCGCACGCAGCCAAACTCCATCTACGTGACCTACGTCGCCGGGCACAGTAGCGTTAACAGCGGGATTCCGGCAAACGTCAAGCACGCAGTCAAAATGACCGTCGCCCATTGGTATCGGAACCGTGAAGCGACGATCATAGGGACCATCAGCAAGGAAATAGAACTGGGCGTCGATGCGCTCCTGGAATCCGAGCATCAGGAGCCATACGGATGACGCGACGAATACCAGCCGGAGAAATGCGGCATTCAGTGACGATCAAGGAGCACAAGATCGAGGCTGGCACGACGGCCTACGATACCTTCGGCCAACTCTCGCAAAGCTCTACCGCCTGGGTGACAGGAATCACGACACGAGCCAAGATTGAGCAACTCAGCGGCGATGAGGCGACCATCGCGAGACAGATCTATCCTCGAGCCAGTCATCGTGTGGTCGTCGATTACAACTCGACGCTGGCCAGCACTGGCGGGAGCCGGCGCGCGGTAGTCTTCGGCAGTCGCTTCCTGTACGTCGGCGCCGTTGTGAATCCCGACCTTGAAAACGTCCAGCTACATCTACTATGCGGTGAGGAACGATGACCGTCCTCGCGCAAGACCTACGAACGCTGATCACTGGGACAACTACCATATCGAGCCTGATCTCGACGCGCTGCCACTACAATCATCTACCGCAACAGTCAGCCTATCCGCACGTCTGGTTCCGGGTGACTGGCGATCCGGAAGACCTGACGATGGATGGTGTGGGTGGCCTGCATGGTCCCGCAACCGTGGACCTGGAATGCGCATCAACGTCGCCGACTGTGGCGAACAACCTGGCCGATGCGGTAAAGACAAAGCTGCACGGCTTCAAGGGCACGATGGGCAATGCGACGGCAGCAGCAGTGTTCGTCGACGACAAAGACGATGACTACATCCCCTTTTCCAATGAATCAGATGAAGGAGTGACCGTAATTTCCTACGGGCTGCGAATCTGGTACTCGACATAAGGACTCCATTCCATGGCGGCAAAAACATTCGGCTACGGCAGCGTGCTTGTCGTGACGACGACGACAGGTGATGCGAACATCGCACAGCTCAGAAACATTAGCGGCCCTGGCGTGACAGCTTCCGACGTCGATACGACGACGATGGACAGCAGCACCAACTATCGGACATTCGTGGCCGGGCTGCTTGATTCGGGCGAAGTGTCGGCGACGATGGTCTACTCCACAACGGCCGTGACTCACAAGCGACTCGCATACTACATGGGGCAGCGATCCGTCAAGGGATTCAAGCTCTATCATGGTTCGACGGCCGGGACCGAACAGACCTTCTCAGCTTACATCAAAGGACTCGGCCGCGAGATTCCGATGGACGACGTGATTACCGCTGATCTGACGCTCAAGGTCACCGGCAAACCTGGCTACAGTACGTGAGGTGAAACATGGCAGCTAAGACACATGGGTATCGTTCGATTGTCGCGACCAGCACAGGCGAGATTGCGAGCCTGCGCAGCGTTGGCGGGCCTGACGCCACGGTGAATGACGTGGATACCACGACGCTTGACAGCAGCACCAACTATCGTACGTTCATGCCGGGCTTGGCTGTTGCGGGAGAGATGACGCTCGGGATGGTTTACGACCCAACTGCCGCCAGCCACACGATCCTTGCCGAAGCGATGAATAACCGCACCACCAAGAGCTTCACGGTCTACCACGGTTCGAGCACAGGGGACACGGACGTTTTCACGGCCTATGTCAAAGGTCTCAGCCGCGAGATTCCAATGGATGATGTGATCACTTGCGATGTGACGCTGAAGGTCGCGGCAACGCCGGGGTATACGACATAGCATGGCCAAGGTCTCGTTCGTTGTTACCGGATTCAAAGGTCTTGACCGCGCGCTCGCGGGATTGAAGAGCGCACGGGCCAAGTCGCTGCATCGCAGGGCTCTGCGACTTGGAATGAAAGAGGTGCTCGCGGAGGCTCGTGCAACGATTCCAAGCCAGAGCGGAAACTGGCGCAAGAATCTGGCACTGAGAGCTATGCGAAGAAGTCGGAAGCGGCTGGGAGTTGTGCTGGTCAACAAGCCGGATGCCTATTACGGATCATTCGTGGAGATGGGCTGGAAGACAGCGGCGTCGCGGATTCCGAATCGTGTGAGTGACGCGGCGCTTCGCATGGCTGGATACTTTGTCAAGTCGACCAAGCAAACAGCCAAGCAAACGAAGGTCAAAGGCAGGTGGTACATGCGGACAGCGGCCAGGCGAGCGGAGCCCGCGGCGTTGCGGATCTACCTGGCGGAGCTGCGAAGGCTGATCGATGCGGAGTGCAGAAGATGAAGATTGACGAGATTCTCAAACTCGACGATACGCAACGCGTGACCGTCGAAATCCCGGAGTGGAAAACCTCGCTCGTCGTGTCGAGCATGACAGCCATAGAGCGCGGCGAGATCGAAAAGAAATGGAACGGCAAGAAGGCCAGCGCAGATCCCGTCGGGTTCCGCGCGGATGTGTTGGAACGATCGCTGAAGGATGAGGCTGGGAAACCGCTGGCGACAAAGGAGCAGATCGGGCAACTGATGGCGAAGAACGCCAGGGCTGTCGAGCGACTCTTTGCCGCAGCTTGCGAAGTGGCCGGTTTGACGGACGCGGACGCAAAGGAAATCGAAAAAAACTGAGAAGCCAGCCGGGGCAGATGTTTGCCTTTCGGCTGGCACTGGCGCTTGGCTACCCACATCCGCGATTCCTGTTGCGGGAGTTGACGGCACGCGATTTGGCCGAGTGGCACGCATACTATCACATAGCCGCTTGGGGAGATGATCATATCCAAGAGATGTTGGCAACCCTCACGGCACTGACCTGGAACCGGGGAAGAGGGAAGAGCGAGCAGCCAATTGATGCTGACGAGTTGCTACCGT